GCAAAACAGTTAGTAGAAACTGAAATAAAAGCATGTACAACAATTAGTCAATGTTGCTTATTACTACACAACAGATTTGATGTACATATAAGTCTTGCCCAAGCTGAGTCTGAAAATATTACTTCTGATCCAGCATTTAATCTTTGACACGTAACTAATTACGTGTTATAGTATAAACTATGTTTAGTGTACCAATTAATCAGAAGCTTTCTGAACAGCAATTTTACGAGTTTGTGTCGTTCTGTCGTGAGTATAAGGATTATATCTATGATCTTTATTTTACTTGTCGTATGCCCCCATTTACTCAGGATGCAATGGGAGATATTATTGAATCACAAGAAGATGCAGTTCAAGTTATTGAAACAGCATTACATATTCAAAATACTACAGGCATCAAAGTAAGCGCAACTTTTAATAATATACAAGTTCAACCAAGTCAACAAAACTTAGACTTGTTTTTAAATAACTTTGAACAATTGTATGCGGCAGGAGTGCGTAGTGCTACAATACCACATACACATTGGGTTGCTACAAAGCAAATACAAACAAGATTCCCTGAATTACAAATTAAAAATACAATCTTAAGAAATGTTACTCGTGCGAATGAGATTGCTGAGTTAGCAAAAGCAGGATTTCAGTATGTTAATCTTGACAGAGATCTAATGCGTGATAGTGATGCATTAAAAAAGTGCCGTCGGGCGGCTGATAAATTTGGTATAAAGTTAAGTTTACTTGGAAACGAAGGGTGTTTAGGTAATTGTGTAATGATGGATGAACACTTTCAGTTTAATAATATGCGCAAAGAAGGCCCAGCATACTTTTTAGATAGTATTAGTAGAGTAAGTTGTCCTAAATGGGATGTACAAGATCCTAGTGTGCCGCTTAAAACAGCAAACATTCCTCCGTGGCGTGAAGATTGGGTAGAACTATTAGAATATGTTGATGTATTTAAAATGCATGGTCGTGAAAGCATTACACAAATATATCATACTATGGATATTATCAAACGCTATGCTAACAACGAAGAGTTTTTGTTTAATGAATTTGAAGAATATTTAACTGAAACAAATTTACAAGAGAGACCAATTGATGCTTGGCGTAAAATTATTAAGAACTGTAAGTTTGATTGTTGGGATTGTAATTTTTGTGATAAAGTATATGAAGCACGTAGTGGTAAAAAACTTCCACAGATTGTACATGATGTAGTTAATGAATTAGTAGACAGTGTTGAGTATGTAAACAACTTGGAAATACCAGGACTAACTAGTAAAAGAGTTCAGAACTTATTAATGGGTTTGGGCGACAAAGTCAATACATATTTAGAAGTTGGTAGTGCTATGGGTGCAACAGCCGCCGCAGTTGGTGTAAATGATATTGACATACATTGCGTAGATAACTGGAGTGGCCAAATACAACCTCAACGCAATAATTTTACATTGCCTAATAATACACTAGATGAATTTAAAAATAACACAGGGCATGTTAAACAACTAACTATACATAACACAGACATGCTTACTGTAGACTTGGCCACACTACCCAAGATTGACATGTTCTTTTATGATGGACCACATGATTTTGAGAATACAAAAAAGGCAGTAGAGTATTATAGTAGTGTGTTTAGTGATACAGCATTATTAATATTTGATGATGCCAACTGGACAGAAGTTGTTAAAGGTGCTGAAGCAGGAGTAGAAAGTTCTGGTCTTGATATCGTTTATAACAGACTGTTGCTGAATGAAGTAGAAAATCCTAACATGTGGTGGAATGGGTTATATATTATGGTAGTAAAAAAATGAGACTTTGGAAAGCATATAGTGGACATGTACTAATAGAATCTGGTATTGGATCTCAAACCCAACGACATGACCTATTACGTCAAGCATATGATTATAAAGACAATCACCCCAGTAATTTGAATACTAATGATGGTTGTTGGCGTGCTGATATTAAATTTGAACGCAGTGAATGGTTACAACAAGCCTTAATAAAACAACTTGAAGAAACAGTAGGTTATTATTTAGAAGAAGATCGTGCATTTGCTCATATGTTTAACGGCGGTGATCCTTATATTGAATCTTGGACTAACATAAACGATCCTGGTAGTTTAAATTTATTACACACACATAAGTCATTTAACTTTAGTGCTATATACTATGTACAAGCAAATCATACTGGAGACTTGGTATTCTTAAATCCAGCTAATATGGATCTAAGTGCCAGTTATTTAGGACCTGGTACAAGTAGGATGCATTATAAGCCAAATGATGGAGATTTAGTTATGTGGCCAAGTTGGATTCCACATGAAGTAGAAAGAAATGAAAGTAATATATCACGAGTATGTATTGCTTTTAATATTAGGTTCCAATGAAAAAAATAGAATTCTTTAGTACAGTAGATGGATTGACAGACACATACCCTGTTATAAACAGTAAGTCAGTAATGCCTGCGTGGATTAAAACAGCCCAACATGAATACAAACAAATGGCACATCACGATTTTCATATTGCACGTTGTCCTGGTATTGTTGATGTACTAACAACAGGATATGTTGTTTGTGCTTGGCATGACATTGCGGTGCGCAGTGGTCCTAGTAGTCTAGAAACATATGTACCAGATATTGCACTAGAAGAACTATTAGAAAAACCAGCAATACAAGTACAACAAGGCGATAGTATTGCTAAACATATACCAAAAAGACCCTGGAGTCACAAAAGCATACTCAAGATTAATACACCTTGGCACATTATTTCAGACTGTAAATTTATGATGTTACCAATGCCGTATACAGAACAATTTGAATTTGAAAGTTGTATTGGTATACTTGACCCTAGTATAAGTAGTGAGATAAACATACAAGGCTATGTAAACGGCCATGGAGAGTTTACAATTCGTGCGGGAACACCGCTGTGTCAACTTGTGCCCATAAGTGAAAAAACATCTGAACTAGTTGTAAGAGATGCAACTGACCACGACCGTAAATGGATAACACGTAGGAAATACTATAACAGTATTGGTTTTAGTTTAAACAAAAATATAGTATCCGCCGCCTATAATAAATTTTTTAAGAGGAAATAATGGAATACCTAGACTTAATAACAAAAGGACAAATATATTTGTTCTTAATTGTATTTGTAATGATGATTGCAGGTATGGTAAAGGAACATAAATTGTTTGACGATATATTTTGTTTCTTTGAGCAAAATTTAAAAAGCAAAAAAGCAGTTGTGGCTGTTGTAAGTGCTATCACAGGACTGTTGCCAATCAAAGGGCGTGTTACAGTAAGTGCTGGTATGCTAGAAGCACTAGCACCAGATAAAGGATGCTGTGGTAGAGAAAAGTTTGGTCCTATTGATTATGTTAGTACACACCACTATTATTTTTGGAGCCCGCTGGAAAAGACAGTTATACTTCCCATGGCGGCTTTTGGATTAACATATACACAGTTTATGGGTATTATCTGGCCACTGTTGGCAGTTAGTGTTGCATTTATTTTAAGTTACCTTATTTGGGGTGTAAAGGAAAGTGATGTACAATTAAACGACTGCACAAGAGAAATTAAAATAAGTCGTATTACACGTTACGTATTGCCGTATGTAGCAGGAGTTGGTGCTATTATTGCTGGTGTAAACTTCTTGTGGGCATTTGGTACACTAACACTTTACTATATGGTAGTTACTCGTACATTTGATATACCTAAATTATTACGTTTTGTAGACTGGAAACTAATTGGTTGGGTTGCAGTTATTATTGTAGCGGCAAATTTTGCCAGAGAAAATACAAGTGCTATTAAAGAGTTTTTGGAAAACAGTGGACTTGATATTAATACTTGGAGTGGATTTACCATGTTAAGTATAGCAAGTTTTGCAGGAGCATTTGCACTAGGTAGTAGTAGCCGATTTGGTGCACTCACAGTAATTATGGCTAGTATATATGGTATTGCGTATTTGCCTTGGTTCTTTGCTGTTGACTTTGTTGGTTACTTGGTTAGCCCAATGCACAAATGCGTTGCAATTGGAATGTTATACTTTGGTACTAAGTTTAGATATTATGTAACTATTCTCGGTATGTGGGGTGGATTAGTAATTGCAGCCGGTGGGCTAACGCTGTTACTATAAATACTAACAGTTGACAAAAACACATAAATATAGTAGTATAGAATATAATAGGAACGAACTATGGCATTACCAGCAACTGGATCTCAAATATCTATAAACCAGGTACAGGTCCATTATGGATTTACAAGCGGCTCTCAACGTAGCCTAAGCCAACTCGGCCCACAAGTGGGCATTAGTGCCGGTAATACCGTAATGCTTAGTTCTAGCTTCGGCGGACAACCATAAACTCATAGGAGAAAATAATGTCTGAATTTGAATATAGCACATTTGTCTTGGGCAGATGTCTAACCCCTGCTGCTAAGTACAGCAAAGTTAATGGAGACATTGACGATGAAAATAGCAAACCTTTTTGGAGACGTAGTAAGCCACGTTTGTCCATCTTAACCACTGCAAAAAGTAAACTTGAAAAACAATATAACAAAACTGATCTACAATACGGTAATGAAGTAGACCAAGTAAAGTATTGGGTTGATAGACTTGCAAAACATGCGGCGATCGAACTATTAGCAACTGGTAAAGTTAGTGCTGATACAATGGAAGATATGACATGTTTAGGAAACGATTACTTTATCGAAACAGTACGCAAAGCAACTGTTATTGCAAGCCAACTTAATCATGAAGTAAAAGGCGCTGAAGAAAGTGTTCAGCAAGACGATGTCGTTCCACTAAACATGATGTAATATGCTTGGTATCTGTGTTCCTGTAAGAGACACTCTACATTCTGGTTTTGCATATTGCCTATCACAATTAACAGCACATTTGGTATCCAGTGGCGTAGAGTTTAAACTGTATTTTGAAAATGGTAGCATGATAAGTGATCAACGCTATCGTCTAGTTATGAGTGCAAAATCTGATAACTGTACACAAATACTTTGGCTTGATAGTGATATGTTATTTCCAGTAAGTATATATTCTAAGCTAAACAAACACAAAAAATTAGTTACTGCTGGCACATATAGTACTAGAACTAAACCGTATCGTAACACAGCATTTACATCAAGTAAATTTGATATATCTGATCATAAAACAGGACTACATCAAACATATGCTGTTGGCATGGGACTAATGCTAACTGATATACGTGTGTTTGATAAGATTCCACGTCCTTGGTTTAAAGTTGTTTGGAGTAACAAACTGGATACGTTTATTGGAGAAGATATATACTTTTGTGAACAACTTAACACTTATGAAATAGATTTGTGGGTCGATTATGATTTGAGTAATCATTGTGGACATATTGGAACTACAGCAATAAAAATGGAAAATATAAATGATGCAAACAGCATTTAGTATAACTAAATCTAAGTGGAGAAGATTTCCACTTATTGAGTTAGATAATCTACAGGACTTATCTGAAGTAACCTCATATCGTGGAAAATTTCCATATGTTTGGGTTAAGAAAAAAAATATTGATATCCAGAATAATTTTAACTGGAATTTTATTCCTAATGAAAACGATTCCAATAAAATTCACACATTTCCAAATTGTAATCCATACAGTAAGCGTCCTATTTCATGGGAAATATTAAAGCTAGTACCAACAACGGAACATGATGATCAAATAGAGGTTAGATGCAACCAAATCGCCTCATACAAGTACACTAACAACTGTATGTATGTCTATGCTTACCACGACAAATTTGTAATGAAAAAGTATGGTATGCTTAGTATAAACGAACGACCCAGTCATTTGATTAATGGTAAAAAATCTATGCTTGATATTTTAGAATCACTCAGCGAAGAAGATCAACCATTTTGGCTAATACATGCTGATGTTAGGATAGATAATGTTCAATCATTAGATTATGAAATTGGTGATAATGTAGATGCTATTACATTTCCAGTACTACATCAGAGTACATCATTAACATATGCTGACCAATCAGTAATGTTTTGCAAGCCTAGCTATGTTAAAAAAATGTTAAATGTTAGTGATGATCATGAAGCATTTATGATTGATTCAGTTACTGGAGATTTAGTTGCTAACCCATATTATGGAAAAGACATAGTTAATGTAGTTGAAGTTAGTACTGCAAAGGAAAGCATTGGTTATATAAATGATACTGTTGATCCGTTTAGGGCATGGGCAAATGCATATTATACTACTATACATTTAGAATACACTAATTCAAAAAACAAAAACAAAATTATGACTGCATATACAAAACTAAAACCGTCAAGAGTTAATGACTTAATTATTGCTGGTATGCAAGAAGCACAAATTGACATAGCCAAGGAAAACTATAGTTATAAAGAATCAAGTAATTGGGATTATATTTTAAAACGCTTTGGTGATTGGAATAATAAAACAAGTAGTGAAACATCTGAACTATTAGATAAGCGTATTGAACGTATTAAGCAAATCTATGGTGAAGATAGTGAAGAATATCAGAAGCTGTCAAGCCAGTTAGGTAAGTCTTCTTTGTAACGCTGTTTTTCCCAAATAGCAACTATTTTGTCAACCATATCTACTTTATCCAAAACTACTTTGGCACCACGATGTAATGGCTTTGGCCAAGCATTGATCTCAACCCATGCGTAACCTGCTGTTTCATTATTAGTAACTGGAATAAATTCTTCATACACAGCAATACAATATGTGTGGTAAGTAAATTTCTTATCATCACTAATAAATGTGTGTATGGGATATACTTTCTGTATATCTGGTAATTGACCCATTTCCTCATCGCACTCACGCAGTAGTGTTTCTATTGGTCTTTCTTTACGTTCACTTTTACCGCCCCAAAAACTCCAAGTAAGAGGATGGCTTACTGTTTTACTACGTTGTTGTAGCATTAACCGTCCTGTATTAAGAGCTAGAAAGCAGCAACCACTTGCTGTTAGCATTATAGATATATTCTCCAAAAACCACTGTTGTATGTACCTTCATATGCATTAACCCATTGCGAGCCTGTCCATTTAAGTTTATCCATGGTAGTTGTGTTTGTTGTGTGTTCTGTAGTACTAGTGTTACTTGCATCAAATGACACACTCCATATAGTACCATTATACTGAATAATGTCGTTCTTCTTAGCAGATATAGTACCCCAAGTACCTCCGCTAGGTACTTCGTCAAGTATAAGATAACGATCTCCATTAACTGCCGCTGTTAGTGTCCCATCTCCAGGATAGCTTGTTTGTGGATTAATTACAGCATCAACAGCCGTTTGTGTGTCTGCTGTTATAGTACTGTTATCCAGTGTTACAGTTAATGTATTTTGCGATCCATCTCCAGATAGTCTACCAATAATATCTGTAGTCATATCACTAGGGTCATCTGTTTGTTTAAATCTTATTTGACTTACGCCTTCTCTAAGTTCGGAACCATACTGTGTAAAAATAGTATCCCATCTTAGCCCAGCTTCAACAGCACCAGTTTTACCTAGTATTTGTGCAGTAGCTACACCGCCTGTTACATCTAGTTTTACTTTGTTATCAACTGCCACTACTGTATAACTAGTAGTGATAGCATTGATGTCATTCAGTACTTTAATACTTTCTGCATCACCAGTAGCAACTTCATGTAAGTTAGTAATAACTGTGTGTATCATACTACTTTTGTTTACTTTAGCTGGAGGGTTAATTAGTATAGGCATTTCAAATGTTAAACTACTAATATCAATAATGTCATCAACACCACTTGGTATACCACGGTTTGTCCATTGTGTTCCAGTAAGCTCAACAACACTTAAACTACTCCAGTCTAGTGGGTTGTTTGTAGTATGTATATTGAGGCTTGGGTTAAACAATACTAGTATTTGTTCTAGCATTTGCATTTTTTGCTCTGTATTACTTGACCACAAATCTGCTTGCATGGTCATTGTATAAGGCACTGGCATATGACGTTCAACAGTATATGTACTACCTTGATTATTTTCATAACTGTTGGTATTAGTATTATACTCTTTTTCAATAACAGTCATTTTTTCTTCAAACTGAGGAAATACTCGTTTGTTTACATCTGGTGCTAAACCAGTAACATAACAACTAATAAAAGGAACAGTGCTTAATGTATTCTCACTATTCTCTCTTTGTATATGCGCCGCCATACGACTAATATCACCATAGCGAACTGGTGTTGTGTGGTATATTGGATCACCTTGTTCAGTGTATCCTTTTACATACTGAAATCCAGCAAACAATCTAATAAACTGCTGAATATAGCGTCTAAATTGTTTGTCATAAAAGTATGGTACTGCGGTTATATTTGTCATATTACTATTTACCCACGCCTACGTGTTCTTGTACGTGGATACATTAATCCACTTGTAGGTCGACTGTTTACGTCTTTGTTGTATGTGTTAAATGCCATATTACCTGACGTTGCTCTGTGATTCTTCCATAGTGCTATTCTATCAATGTTTGAACCGTCCGTGCTTACTCTTGTACTTACATCTACATCTATTGCGTCTGCTGTATCCGCCATCAATCCTGTGACAGCATTGTTTTGTAAATATGTTCTTGCTTGTGCTTGTGTGAGTGTAGGATATACTTCTGCTAAACAAGCCAGCATACCTGCGACAAAAGGTGCAGCGTAACTTGTTCCGTTTTGCACACCCATTGTATCCCATTTTGGTGTATTGTTTTCCTGTCCGTAATAGGGATTACCGAAGTTAATATCGTCTTTCATCATAGCACCCATTACAGTCTCTCCAGCGGCATATACATCTATGCCCGGACCCCAGTTGCTAAAGTCTGCTTTACCTTCATCTGTGTCATTGCTTAAAGCGCCTACGTTTATTGCTCCGTTGAATGAGAAGTTATCGCCACGCATATAATAATCTCTAAATGGATAGTAGCCATTAAAGAAATAGTCTTTGTTCACATAAGCGGCGCCAGTAACCATATAGTTGTCATAGTTGTCGCCACCTGATACATCAGTGTATCTGTTGTTATTGCCAGCCGAAGTAACTACAATAACGCCTTCTGCTATAGCATCTACTAAATCACTATCAGGTGTAGGACTGTTTACTTGGAAGTTAGTGTTGCTTGTGAACGTAGTCCACGCTTTGCCAGCGTTCTTGTATACTCCACGTGCCAACAGTTCAGCATCATTAAGGAATGTACTGCCGTCGCCCTTGTCTAATGTTGCTCCTTGGAAGTGTGCTATACTGGCACCTGAATAAGTATTGATCGTGCCCAAACTCACATTCACAATGGTAGGATTTTTTCTACCTGTTACTGGGTTGATAGATTTGTTTGCGTGAAATTCTCTAATGTAGGCGAAAGCCCTGCTATTGCTGTTGCCACCTGATTTGCTTCTCTCGTAGGTTAAGTCTAACATATACACATTGGCATCGTTGGCAAGTCCAAATCTTTCACCTGCTGCATAGGAGGCACTTGCTGTTGGATGGGTATCTTCTGCACTAAAGTTATCACGAGCATCTGCGTTGCTGTAGGTGTAGTTTGTGCCACCTGTGATTGTGTTGTAGTGTTGCCCCCAATTGTAGTCTATTAATCTGCTTGAATATTCTGCATGGTCACTGAAAGTGAAATTATCTACAATTACGATATCTACATTCTTACCACTTGCTGAATATGTTACACTAGTATCAACACGCCTACCAGACGAACTTCCAGCATCGTTTCCCCAACCTGATCTGTTGGTGCTTTCAATGTGTCTTAATATTCCCCAAGCGAAGTGATCATTATTGGTGTATGTTACTCTAGTATCACCATTGGCGTTTGTAAATGTTGACCCAGTTGGACTTGTGCTTTTGGTAAATCTACCGTTGTATGTAGCATCTCTAACCACAGTCTGTCTGTCCAACACGCTTTGCGGAACAACAACTTCTACTCTGTCGTCATAACTTACTTCTTGTGCTTCTTCCAAGGTAAGCATATAGCCTGTGGTTCTTGA